CCGCACGCCCCCTGGCAGGGCAACGAGATCGAGAAGCGCACCTTCTGCTTCCGCCTCGCCGAACAGATCGCTAAGCCCGGCGACTGGTACTGGTCGATGGACGCCGATCAGGTCGTCTCCGACTGCCCGCCCGACCTCCTCGACCGCCTCGCCACCACGCCGCACGACGCCGCCCGCGTCGCCTTCTGGGAACGCCGCGACCAGCAGGCCGACCAGCGCAAGGTCGCCCAACGCCTCACCTGGGCCGACCAGGACGACCACGTCCGCATCCTCTTCCGCGCCATCCCCGGCCTCCACGTCACTGAGAACCACTACACCTACGTGACCGGCGACGGCCGCGTGCTGTGGGGCAACCGCAACCACCACGACGTCGAACCCGCCCTCGACCTCACCGACCTCCGCATCGAGCACCGCACCTGGCTACGCGACGAACGTCGCCACGCCCAGCAGTACGACTACTACCGCCGCCGCAAGGAAGTCGGCGTCGAGCACGAGATGTGCGGCTGGCGAGGCTGCGCCGAGCTCGCCATCCGGTCGGTCCCGTGGGATTGGGAGTTCGTCCACGGCACGCACGACCTCGCCGCGGGGTGGCTCGAGGTGTGCGAGGCGCACGTCGACCCGGCGTTCGCCGCGGCCGAGCAGCAACTCGAGGACCTCGGCGTGGACGTCAAGGCGCTGTTCGAACGATCCCAAGCGGAGGGAGCCCCGATGCTGAGACTGACGCAAGGCAAGGTGCCGGCGTGACTCGGCGAGTGGGCGTGGGGTCGGAAACTTCGCGACGAAATCAGATGACCGCGTCCCAGTCACCGTTTCTCTCTCCGATGTCACAAAACACGTCAGGAGCATCCGGCCAGCGTGGGAAAATAGGTGAATCGAGACTCCGGTCTGCAAGCTCTGCCGTACTGAGGTGCCTTACGCGGGGAGGGGCCGACCGCGCGCGTTCTGCGACCACTGCGGCACACGCGGTCGGCCGCGTTCGCGTAGCCATCCGCGACGCGAGATTGCGTGCCGCGAATGCGGTGCGTACTTCACGACCGAGGCCGTCGAGCGGCCCCTCTGCCAGGAATGCAGACAGGAACGCCGCGAGGTCCGCAAGCGGCCGCGCCGATGCAGGCACTGCGAGGCTCCGGCCACAAGTTCCCGGCACCACTACTGCGACGAATGCCGTGTGTGGGCGGCGCGGCGGCGCGGCGAGCTGATCGTCGCTGGCTGCATCGTTCCCGGCGGCGTGGCTCGAACAGTGAAGCGCCGAAAGCCCCAGGAGCCCGGGAGCACGGCGCGCCGCGGCTATGGGCATTTGCACCAACGACTTCGACGACAGTGGGCTGCGAAGGTGGCCGCGGGCGGTGTCGACTGTGCTCGCTGCGGCAGGCTGATCGACCCTGAGGAGCCGTGGGATCTTGGGCACGACGACGAAGACCGGTCGCGGTACGCGGGCCCGGAGCACGAAAAATGCAATCGCGCGACCGCCGCGCGGAAAGCGCGCCGCCGCGAAGCCCTCGCCCGCGCGCGCTGGTGGTAGCAAGGCGGCGCGGAAGGGCGCCGTCGAGAAGGCGGTCGAGAAGGACCTGAAGCAGCTGCGACTGGTTGACGCCGGTCTGGGCGCAACGGCGCTAGAGCTCGCCCGGCAGCTCGACGACAAGGAGACGCCTGCGACGGCGAAGGCGACGTGCGCGCGGGCGTTGGTGCGCTCGCTGGAGCGAGTGCGGGAGTTGACTCCTTCGTTCGAGGACGAGAAGCCACCGGCCAAGGAGAAGGACAAGGTCGATGATCTCGCCGCCCGCCGTGCTGCCCGTCGTCGGAAGGCAGACGCCTAGGCTTTTCGCGATCCCCGATTACGTGTCGTCGGCTGGCGCGGAGGCGATCGAACTCGCGCGGATGGCGGGGCTCGAGCTGGACCCGTGGCAGGAGTTCATCCTCTGCCATTCGCTGGGAGAGCGGGCCGACGGAACCTGGGCGGCATTCGAGGTCGGCCTGAACGTTCCCCGCCAGAACGGGAAGGACGCGATCCTCGAGGCGCGCGAACTGACCGGCCTGTTCCTACTCGGTGAGCGGCTGCTGATCCACTCGGCCCACCAGTTCGACACGTCGCTCGAGCACTTCCGCCGGCTGCTGTTCCTCATCGAGAACACGCCCGACTTCGACCGGCGAGTGCGGCGGGTGTCGCGGTCGCACGGCGAGGAGGGCATCGAGCTCAAGGGCGGCCAACGCATCCGGTTTCGGACGCGGACGAAGGGCGGCGGTCGCGGCTTCAGCGGTGACTTCCTCGCGCTCAACGAGGCGATGGAGCTTCCCGAGCCCACGGTCGGCGCGCTGCTCCCGACGCTCTCGGCGCGCTCTAACCCGCAGGTCTGGTATGCGGGCTCGCCGGTCGACCAGGAGATCCATGAGCACGGCGTGGTGTTCGCCCGCATCCGCGAGCGCGGCATCAGGGGCGGCGACCCTGCGCTCGCGTACTTCGAGCATTCGCTCGCGGCCGACTCGCCGGCGGAGGTAACTGACGCGCAGGCGGCAGACCCGGAGGCGTGGGCGTGGGCGAACCCTGCGCTCGGAATCAGAATCTCGCCAGAGCACGTAGAGCGTGAGCGCCGCTCAATGGCCGCGAGGACGTTCGCGGTTGAGCGGCTCGGCGTCGGAGATTGGCCGGACACGAGCGCCGATTCTGAACGCGTCATCACCCGGGAGGCGTGGGCGGCGTGTGCGGAGACGGACGCGTCGAAGCGGATCACGACGGTGCCGGCGTTCGCGGTGGACGTGAACCCGGACCGGACGTGGGGCGCGATCGGAGTCGGCGGCTTCCGCGACGACGGGCTACCCCAGGTCGCGGTCGTCGAGCACGAGCGCGGCACGGAGTGGATTGTCGATCGGTGCCTCGAGTTGAAGGGCGAGCACGGGCGTCGCGCGCGGTTCGTGGTCGATAAGCGCGGCCCGGCGGCGGCGTTGATCAAGGACATGAAGGAAGCGAAGCTCCAGGTCGTCGAGGCGGACGCCTCGGATTACGGGCACGCGTGCGGGTCGTTCTTCGACGACGTCGCGCAGGGGCGGCTCCGCTACCCGTCGCCGCAGCCCGAGCTTGATGAGGCGTTGGCTGGCGCGCGTAAGGCGCCGCTGGGTGATGCGTGGAAGTGGTCGCGGAAGAACTCGACGAGCGCGGACATTTCGCCGCTGGTCGCTGTGACGCTCGCCCGTTGGGGCGCGAGCGCGAAGCGGGGGAAGACTCGCGTGGTCGACCTGGCCGCCGCACTCGCCGCGGCCGAGGCTGAGGACTGAGAGGAGCCCCACGTGTTCGCCACTATTCGCCGCGCGGTCGCCGCGGCCCTTCCGCTACTCGTCGAGGTGTTGGGCTTCGGTGCGCTCTCCGCCGCAGCGTGGCTGAAGGTCGGCCTGTGGGCTGCGCTGGTCGTCGCCGGGGTGGCGCTGCTCTTGGTCGCGAACCTCGAGCTCGGCGCGCCGAAGAAGGGGGCGCGGCGGATCGTGTTCTCGGGGCCGCTCACGAACGCCGCTGTCGATCTCGCGCCCGACGCCCCACTGACGAACGGCGCGGTCGACCGCGAGCAGGTCTAGGGTGCCCGTCTTCCGCGCGCTCGGCGCGGCGCTAGAGCAGCGGGCCGCCGCCGAGTGGGGCGACTCGACACCGCCGCCGGCCAGCCTGCTCGGCCTGGAGGCGGCCGGCACGACGGTGTCAGAGATGACGGCGCTCCAGGTGGCGGCCGTGTACGGCTCCGTCGGGGTGATCTCGGATGCGGTGTCGTCGTTGCCGCTCGACCTGATGACTTCGCCGCACCGCCGCAGCGGCCAGGCGTTGCCGCCGAGCCCGCTGCTCATCCAGCCGTATGCGGAGATCAGCCTCACGGACTGGTGGGTGCAGTTCGTCGCGTCGGTCGCGTTGCGCGGCAACTTCTACGGTCACATCATCGAGCGCGACCGGGACCTTTACGCGACCCAGATCAAGCCGATCCACCCCGACCGGGCGAGCGTGCGGAGGCTGCCGAACGGCCAGCGCGAGTACCGCTTCAACGGGGCGCGAGTCCCGATCGACGACGTCGTCCACGTCCCTTACATCTCGATGCCCGGGTCGCTCACCGGCCTGAACCCGGTCGAGTACCTGCGCAACACCTTCGGCCTTGCCCGCGCCGCGGACCTGTACGGCGGCGCGTTCTTCAAGAACTCGGCGCGGCCGGATGTCGTGCTGAAGGCGAAGGGCGAGCTGGACGAGGACGACATCCTCGCGTTGGCGCGGCAGTGGAAGGCCGCCCACCAGGGGATCGGGATGTCGAACATGCCAGCAGTCCTGACGGAGGACACGGAGATCGAAACGATCTCGATCAACCCGGAGGACGCCCAGTTCCTCCAGTCGCGCCAGTTCTCGCAGGGCGAGATCAGCGGCATGATCTTCCGCGTCCCGCCGCACATGATCGGCATCGTCGACCGGACGACGAGCTGGGGCACCGGCATCGAGCAGCAGGAGATGGGGTTCACCCGGAACACGCTGACCGGATATCTGACTCGCGGGGAGCGGATGTTGACGGGACTGCACCGGCCGGGGGAGTTCGCGAAGTTCGACCTCGCGGAGCGCCTGCGCGGCGACCGGTTGCAGCGCGCCCAGGCTCGCGCGCTCGAGATCGCGTCCTCGACGTTGCTGCCGGACGAGGCGCGCGCGGAGGAGGACCGGCCGCCGCTCCCGGACGGGATCGGGCAGACCGCGATCGCCCCGATCAATGCCCAGTCGTTACAGGA